GCGGCGTCGGCACGGGCGAGATCCGGGCGCTGGAACCGGGAACGATCGGGAACGTGGCGGCCGGCTCCATCACCGTAATAACGAATCCGAACGCCAATATAACGAGCGTCACCAATCCGGAACCGACCTCCGGCGGACAGAACAAAGAGACGGACCAGGAGTTTCGGGAGCGCTTTATGCAGTCGACAGCCGGCGGTGGCGCCGCTACGATCGACAGCATTCGGTCGGCACTCCTTCGTACTCCGGGCGTCCGTGCGGCCGTCGTGATCGAAAACAATTCCATGTCAACGGATGCAGCCGGACGGCCGCCGAAGTCCTTTGAGGCGTTTGTACTCGGCGGAGATCCTGAGGACATCGGGCAAACGATCTTGAACACGAAAGCCGCGGGCATCGAAAGCTACGGAACCGAAAGCGTCGTTATCAACGATATTTCGGGCAATCCGCACACGATCCGCTTTTCCCACGCCGAAGAAGTGCCGATCTACGTCCGGGTCATGGTTCGCACGAACAACCAATACCCGGTTGACGGCGACGTGCAAGTGGAATCCGCGATCATCCGCTATATCGGCGGCGAGGATTACGACGGTCAGCTATATGTCGGACTGAATATGGGCGACGACGTCATCCACTCCAGATTGATCGCGGCAGTGTACAAAGTCGCCGGCATCGAGGACGCCACGGTCGAACTGTCCACGGACGGCACAACATGGGCGCAGGCGAACGTCTCCATCGATCAGCAAGAGGTTGCGCAAACGTCGCATGCGATCATCGAGGTGGTGCATGCGACATGATCACCGTCCAGGACATGCTCCGCCGGCTGACGGATGTATTCCGGAAAGACCCGGAATCGAACATCGGCAAGCTGATGGCGATTCTGGCCGATCAACTGGCGAAGCTTGAACAGACCGTTCAGCGTGTCGAGGAATGGCGTGACATTGACAAGGCAGAGGGCACAACACTGGACCGTATCGGGGAGAACGTCGCCCAACACCGCGGAGCGACCACGGATGAAATCTACCGCATCCTGATCAAGTCCAAAATCGCGCGGAATCTCTCAAAGGGCGACATCAACACGATCATCACGGTGCTTTCGACCGCTCTGGACACGGATCCGAGCGAAATCAAAATCGAGGAGCTATATGCAGATCCAATCGCGCCGGAGCCGGCGGCCATATCCCTGATCGCGCTCCCCCTCGACCGGATCAATGCGGTCGGGATGGATCCGAGACAATTTGCCGCGATTGTGCAGAAAACCGTCGCCGCTGGTGTCCGTGTCGGTGTGATTGAACTAACCGGCACTTTTGAATATGGGGCTATTGGCGATCCATCAGACCCGAATGCTGGATTTGCCGATCTTGACCAGACCATGGGCGGCACGCTCGGCGCCGCATATTCGCCGGGTCTTGTGCCTGATTTACCGTTATAGGAGGGATGATCCATGCCATTTAATGAACAGTTGCCTCAATGGGATGCGCCCGGAATTGAGCCGCCTGCATCGAAGAAAAACACGGGTTGGCAGGCTGGAGAGAAGCCGCCCGCCGACTACTGGAACTGGCAGATGAATCGCACCTATATGGTGCTCAAAGAGTTGCGGGAAAAGGTGGCCGAAGCACAGGATTTGCTCAACCATACAGCGGCCACCACCAGCGTCCACGGCGCCACGAGCGCGGCCACGCCGAATACGCTGGTTCAGCGGGACCCGGCAGGTCGGTTCAAAGCTGGCGCGCCGTCTGCATCGGACGATGTGGCGCGGAAGGCGGAAGTGGATGCAATAACTACGCAAAGTATCAATGTTATCTCGACAAGAAATGCTTCCGTGCCCGGAACTGACTACCCGATAGGCATTACAACGTTTGTGGTCAGCGATGTAAATGCAGGGTGGCCTGAAGCCACGGGGCAAGTCATTACGTTCAAGCCCGCCAGTTACAGGGCAACGCAACAGTTCGCCAGCCATATTGGCGTAAGAAATTATTTTCGAAGGTGGGATTCGAACAATCAACAGTGGTTGGACTGGCATGAATTCCCGGTTCTTGGAGCGGTTAATACGTTTCTAGGGATTCAACGGTTTCAGGGTAGGGCCTCTGAGGACCATGCCGGTATATCGTTATACAATCCAGACGGGAATTTGGTTGGGGCCTATTTCTATCATTACCAGACCGGACGCCTTATAATGCGGAAATACACGCCGTCTACTGGTGAAATCGAGGCTGACCTCTGGCTTCAAGCCAGCGAGTTTAAATATCGGGTCGGAAATAACAGCTATGATATATGGCATTCGGGAAATGTTCCGATTGAAACCGGCAACTGGACGCCGGACCTCCGATTCGGCGGCTCGAACGCGGGGATTACTTATGCCACCCGTGCCGGACGATATACTCGAATCGGCAATGTGGTGTTTTGGGAGATCGATATGGTTCTGACTTCAAAAGGCTCGGCTACCGGTGACGCAACCATTGCCGGATTGCCGTTTACATCGAATGCGAGCCGTCCGATTGTCGATATTGTAGGATCTATCTCAGGATTCACACTTCCATCTGGAACAACCGGAGTGGTTTTCCGGGTTTCTAATAATTCAAATACCATTGCAGTCATCCGAATCGGTAACTCTCTGGCATCTGTCGCAACAGCAACAAGCGATCATTTCTCGGACAGCTCTGTCATTCGGGCATCTGGAAAATATACAATCTAGGAGGGGATTGAGATGGCGGAAACGACTGAAAAAATCACGTTGGACATGCTGACGACGAATTCGGTCAGCGTGAAGCGTCAGCAGTACGTCGATGTCAACGGCATCGAACACCCGATTGGTGAGCCGTGGCGCCGCGCCTATGTGAACAGCGCCGCTGGCCGACAGCAAGTGCAGGACGAGGTGCCAGAGCCGTACCGCTCCGCCATTTTCGCGGTGTGGGGCGATGAGCCGACAGTCGCTGATCCGGTTGGGGAATCGCCGGGCGAAGAAGATGCAGGCTCTGCCGAATAGGCGGGGCCTATTATGTTGGAGGGGAGCGGTGCATATGGACGGAATCACGATCACGGCGGCCATATCGGTCGCCGCAGCTATTTCCGGGATTGTGCTCGGCTGGCTCGGGCGATCTCGCACAGTGCGCCAAGACGGACAACAGGACGGAGAGTTGCGGGCGTCGGTGAAATATATCCGCGACGGCGTGGACGATCTGCGCGTCGAGATCAAGTCGCAGAGCCAGCGCTACGATCTGCTGGCCGAGCGCGTGACGCGGGTCGAAGAGAGCGCAAAGCAAGCGCACAAAAGGATTGATCGATTGGAGGCTGAGCAATAATGGAAAACCAACTCTTTACCTGGGAGGCGCTCTCCGCGATGGGGGGCGCTTCACTTTTGACCTTTTTCGTCGTGCAATACACAAAAAGCATCATCGACCGATTCGCGGCCCGCTGGCTGCCGACGGATCTCTATGCCGTGATCGTGGCCAGCGCGGTACTCATCACCGCGCAGCTTGCGCTCGGCGCCGATCCCGCCGACTGGCGCGTGTATGTGCTCGCCATCGCGAACGGTTTCCTCGTGGCGGCGGCCGCCGGCCAGATGCAGCGGAAGGCGGTCGAGCCGCCGGGTAAGGAAAGTGACGGCCAATGACGCGTGATCAGTTTTTCGCGACTTTGGCCCCGCATGCCATTCGCGCGCGGTTGGAAGGCTCACCGTTGTTTGTTTCCGTCCGGCTGGCACAGAACCTGCTCGAGACGGGAGGCGTTATCCATCCGTGGAACAACCTTGGCGGTATCAAAGTCGGTAGCGGCAAGCCTAACGAGTGGTGGGACGGCAGCAGCGTCAAGAAAGGCACGTGGGAAGTGATTAATGGTCAGCGCGTTGATACGACGGCCAACTTCCGCGCATACAAGTCCGTTTACCACTTCTACAAGGACCAAGACCTATTGTTCCAGCTCTCCCGGTACGCGCGTGTACGAACGTCGAAGACTCCCGAGGAGCAATGCGTCGCACTGCAACTTTGCGGCTACGCGACGGACCCGGCGTATTCGTCCAAGCTGGTCGGGATTATCAAAACGTATGGACTCAAACAATATGATAAGGAGGCTGACAACCAAATGCAATTGAGCAACTACCAATGGCAACGGATTGAGATCGGTGTCAAGTCCCTGCTCGATCGCAAGATCATATCCGATACAGCGTGGCTCGAAAAGGCGCAGAAACGGACCCTCACGAGGGACGAGCTGGCATGGCTGACGTTCGAACTTGTCGCGAATCCTCGTTAATAACGAAATCCCCGCTCGGCCATTGCGGCTGGGCGGGGAATTTTGTTTTTGGCAAAAAAGGAAAAACATTATTACATCTCGAATTACCATGATAGATGACGGTTTTTGCGGAGGATGACAAGATGAGTAGGGTTTTGAGGTCTTTAAAAGAAAAGAATGAATACCCAATTGTCTTTATAGGTTCTGGAATGTCAAGAAGATATTTGAGTGGTTTCCCGGGATGGGAGGATCTGCTTAAGGAATTCTGGGATGTTTTAAAGCAGGGCAGAGATTTTTATGGGTTTCTAAATACACTTAAGCGGCAATTGAAAGATGCTGACGCCGATTCAGATTACGACCTTGATTACCTTACGAATATTGTTGCAGGGTCCGAGATTGAGAATAGATTCAATACTTTGTTTTTTAACGAACAATTGGATATTCCCGGATTTGACCAGGAGAAAGCATATAGAACAGGTATATCTCCATTTAAAGCGGCTATTGCTAACCGATTCGCAACCTATGAAATTAAACCTGAGATGGCTGAAGAATATAAAGCCTTTAAAGCTTTTCTAAATAAAACACAAATTATTATTACTACGAATTATGATACATTAATCGAGGATTCCATCAATTCTGAAAGTCCCGATGGTATCAAAAAATACATAGGACAAAAAGGATTTTTTGAACCAACTCTAGGATGGGCTGAATTATATAAAATTCACGGGTGCGTAACTGATCCCCAATCAATAGTGATTACGAAAACAGACTATGATCGCTTTTCAAAAAACTCCATTTTAATTAGTGCAAAGATCATTTCATTATTAATCAACTCTCCTATTATCTTTATGGGTTATTCTCTAACAGATGGAAATGTCAGAAAAATTCTACGGGATTTTTCCTCCTCTTTAACCAAAGAAGAAATTAAACAAATGGCTTCAAAAATTATAATTATCGAAAGAGAGCCTGACTTATCTGAAATAAAAGAGCAAACATATTTTGATAAGGATCTTGGTTGTGAATATACGGTCCTTAAAACAGACAACTATAAATTAATATGTGAGATTATGACTGAAATCGATCAAGGGATTCATCCATCCGAGGTTCGAAAGTATCAGCATGTTATTAAGAAGCTTATTGTTAATCGCGGAAAGAGAGGTAGTTTAAACACTTTATTATTGTCACCCGAAGAATTAGAAGATATTGAAAAAAGAATTGGTGATGAAAAAATAGTTGTAGCATTGGGGGATACAACCTATATATTTCAAATGCCCGATTTATTGTCGTATGTTTATGATTATTTTCTTGGCGGTAGAGTCATTCATACAGATATTGCACTTAGGTTTGTTGCTAGTCAGGCCAGTACTTCTCGAATTCCATTTCTTAAACATGTTGAGGGCGTTGACATAGATAAAACAAATCTACACCCAGCGGAAAAAGAAAAATTAAAACAAAGAATAGCAAGATTTACTACTCCTGAATATTGTATACGTTCAATATCTGACACCTATAAAATAAGAGCCAACTCATTATCTGAAATTATTGCTTATAATCACAAACCCTATAAGGAGTTTGAAATCGTTTCGTATAACAGTTTGAGAATCGATCGTGATGAACTCGGGGAGTACATTAAAGATAAAATAGAAAAATATAAAGCCGATGGAATCAGGAGTTTGCCCTCCCCTTTTAGAAGATTATTGATGATTTATGACTTGTTGATTAACAAATAAAATAAGGCTGACGCCAAACCCACTGGGAGTTGCCATCAGCCTTATTGTTGCCTTACTTATTATGTCTTCATTGTATGTGAGTATGCGTGTTTTGTCAAGATCCCGCCAGTTATATGGGCGGGGATTTCCCTTCCCTTTACACCAAACAAACGTTCTCATATAATCGAATCACACGTACACATTCGGGAGGCGCTCCCATGTCTATCGCCAAATACATCGGCCGTCGCGTCGAGATCATCTACCAGTCCGCTGACGGCCGGCTCACCCAGCGCACAATCCGCGTGCTCGACGTCCGGGATGGCATCGTTCGCGCGTTCTGCACCACTTCCGGAGCGCCGCGGACGTTTCGGGTGGACAGCATATTGGCGTGCATGCCGACGAGGAGACAGTCCGCATGAGGACAAACAAACTGACGCCCGGATCAAATCTACTCTGGGAATCGAGCCGGATGATCATTCCAGAACACAAAGAGGCGCTTGTAAGGTATAGGGAGGAATCGAAGATGGCGAAGCCAAAAAGACCCGTTCGCGACGAATTCGAACTGGACGAACTCGCCGGCCGGCTTTATGACGCCATGGAGGAAGGCTACGAACTCGTGTTGACTATCTGGGGGCGCAACGAACCTGTCCGCGGAAGGATCACGAAGCTGGACGCAGACACGAAGCGAGTGCATGTGCAGCGGTTTGGTGATACGAGGAAGATACCGTTTTTGGACATTATGCGAGCGGAGCGTCCTGATTATTGAGAAAGAAAAAGAGCAGCAGGGATGACCCGGCTGCTACTTTTTTTGCATAAATGAGTGTCAAAAAATATTATACGGTTCAGCGTATAGTACAAAATGACACTCATTTGTACCGTATATCTACCCACGCAGGGAAAAATCGGTTTTTCACGCCTTTTACAATGGTCTCGTTCGTGTGCAGGGTGATCTCGTCGAAGATTGTCAGGAGAAGCTCCCTTTTTTCCTGGTTCCCTATCTTATCCCAGACGTCTATGATCTCCAGCAACTTGGCCGGGTAAACGAACTCCTCTTTCTTCTGGTTTTCCAGCTCCTGCAGCTCCCGCAAGAGCTTCTCCTCCTGTTCTTTTTCCTCATCCAGATGCCTTCGCAGCTCTATTTCAGAGATCAGCTCGTTCACATACATATACTGCCAGCGTTTTCTGCGCTCCCTGATCCGGTTCAGGTCGCTATTCACCCGTCGGATCTTCCGATTCAGCTCCGTCTGATCTTGCTTCAGTTCAATTTTCGATTTGTCCAGACGAATCGATTCGATGTGCTTCATGATTAGATGCTCAACGTGCTTCTGCCGGAACATCGGCATATCACAGGTTTTGCTGTCCCGGCGCCTGCTACACATGTAATACGGGTTTCTGACGATTTCGCCGTTTCGCAGGCTTCGTTTCGTCGTAAGGCGGCCGAACATCGTGCTTCCACAACGGCCGCAGCGTAGCAGACCGCTGAATAAATAGTCCAGCTTCCTCGAATGATTTCCCTCGCTTCGCATCCGCATCAGCCGCAAGTGCTCCTCGTACTCCTCGACAGTCCAGATTGCCTCTTGATCGCCCGGAACGTCGATTACATCCACCCGCAGTTCCCGTTTGCGCTGCGGGTATTTTCCATTTTTCATCTTTGTCCCGAACCGTATGATTCCCGCATAAAACGGATTCTCCAGCGTCAGTGCGACGGTGTTTCGGGTCCATTCGTAGCCGCGGCGCAATTTCCCTTCCTGGTTCAGCCGTTCAGCGATTTTAAGGAATGAAAGGTTTTCCTTCATATACAGCTCGCGAACGCGCCGAATGGTCTCTGCTTCCTCTGGGATCAGGTTGCCATCTCGGTCATACCCATAGGGATATTTCCCACCGGGCTTTTTCCCTTCTCGCACTTTCTGTTCCATACCCATCCGCACGCGCTCGGCAATCGTTTCGCGCTCCCATTGGGCAAAAATGCCGAGAATCCCCAGCATGGCCCGCCCCATCGTCGTAGTTGTATCGAATTGCTCCTGAGATGACCGAAAGCCCACATCATGGCGTGCAAACTCGTCCAGAAGGTGGTATAAATCCTTGACCGACCGCGTGAGCCTGTCCAGTTTGAACACGAGCACGACGTCGATTTCCTCGCCCCGCACCTTTTCCAAAAGTTCCTGCATGGCCGGCCGATTCAGGTCCTTCGCCGAATACCCGTCATCGACCAATATGCTCGTCACGTCCCAATCCTGGGATTCGGCGTAGGCGAGAAGTTTCCTTTTTTGCGCGTCGATAGAAAAACCTTCGCGGGCCTGCTCGTCCGTTGAAACTCGTATATAAAGTGCTGCACGCATGATTACCTCCTGTAAGAATGTATGTTTGGTTTGCTGCGGAAAAGAAAAAGCCCGAGTGGGGGCTGTCCTTTTTCACTTAATTTTGAAGGAATTGAACATTCTATTTGATTCGTTAAATACATCGTCAAATTCACTTGCAGTGAACGATGTATATGATAATGTGTAAGTCTTATTACCAGAAGGCACTATATATGCAGCATAGAAAACTTTCTGGCCTGTCTGCGAAATTTTATACTCACCATACAAAATTCCTGCTCTAAGGCCGTTATAATCTCGATCCTCATACTTTATTTTTTTAAAATCACTCATCCCCCATGTTTCGCCGAAAAGTATAAGCTGATCAACCGTCAAATTGGCAGTATATTCAGCGGAAGGCGCCAAAACCGCATGCTCTTGTATGTCCACATTTACATTATTTTTAGTGTTCTTAGAAAAGAACGCCGCTTTAATTGTTGAAGTATCCATATTAAGTGAGGATAAATCCTGTTTTACCCAATCAGCAGGATACTCAAATGAAATTTCTTCGTTTTCGAATTTCTTATAACCATCACTTGAAATTTTCTCTTGTGAACAACCGATAACAAATAGGAACAAGGATAATGAAATGTAAAAAATTCGCTTCAATCAAAATCACCATTCACGTTCCCGATCGGCTCGGGGATTTGCTCTCTTATGTATGTCAAAAAAACCGTTTCAACTGAGTAATTTCAAACGGCACCTCGCAGGCCGCCGCGGCTTCTTGAATAGTATTATACTCCTTTATCAAATCATCAGGCATTAAGAGTTCAACCGCAAATTCGTTTGCTTCTCGCTCAAGGCGGTTAATTGAGAACAACGTATTCGCTTTCAAAAACGGCGTATTTATGCCAGGATGCAATATAGCATGTCCGAGTTCGTGAGCGCACACAAAACGCTTCAACGGCCTGTTCAACATGTTGTTGATGTGGATAAATTTGGCGCGCTTATAGGTTGAAAAAAAACCGAGCGTTTCGCCCAGGTAATTGAAAAGGATCATGATGTTTTTCTGTTCTGCAATGCAAAAGGGGTCATTCGTTTTATGCTTCTTAACCATCTGAGAGACGATATGTTTGATTGTTCTAATGATGATCCCCTCCGTGCTGCCATATTACCGGTTTTTCAGTTTTTCGATTTCTGTTTTAAGATAAAGCTGTTCGCGGTTTAGAATGTCGATGCTGTATGAGTGGTTATTTAACTCTGATTCGGTTTTTCGTTGAGCGACTTCGAGGCGTTTTACGGCTTCATTGGTTTCAAGGACGGCTTGTCTGATATATGGTATCTCAATGGTATGTGCTTTGATTTCCTTCACTTCGGATTCCAACGATTCAAGTTTTTCCAGTATCTTGTTCAATATCTGTTCGCTCATTCACTTTCACCCTTTCTATACTTCTTCGGCGTATATTTTTTCTTCGCCATCTCCTTTGCCAGCCTCATTGAGTTTTCTAAGGATAATTTTATCAATTGTCGCGTCTCATCGTCCATCGGTTCGCCATAGAATGCCATTGACTCGTGAACTTCGAGGTCATTCATTATTTTTTCTAAGTCTTTTGCAATATCGCGCTTGTCTTTCTCGGTGAGCGCGTAATATGGTTTATCTCTTTCCTTGGGCGGCGTAGGATCGTCAGTGCGTCCGAGGAGGTAGTCGGTAGAGACACCCAAAACATCCGCTATTGTTACTAATGTTTCGTGCGGGGGGGTACTGTGACCATTTTCATAATTACTAATAGTCCCTTTAGTTGTTTTTACTTTCTGAGCCAATTGCTCTTGTGTAAATTTTCTTTTTTTCCTCCATTCAATTAAACGTTCTGGCTTGAACAACAAAGGTTCCTCCCCTACAAAAAGTACAAATATATTGTACACCATTGCGAATAATAAAAAAGATAAGTACAAGAAAATCATATTTTTGTGTTGACATACAAGTTTCTTGTACATATAATCTCAAGTAAAAGTACAAGAAACTTATACATGGAGGTGATAAAAGCATGAAAAACATGGCTCTTATCCAAGCGAGAAAGAGAAAGGGATTTACCCAAGAACGCTTGGCTGAGTTACTTGGTTGCAAAAAGTCTACTATTAGCAATTGGGAAAATGGTCATTCATCCCCGTCCTTAACGGATGCTTTCAAAATTGCTGAATTGTTGGGGAGTGACGTCAATGTTCTTTTTTCTGGCCTAAAAGTACAAGAAACTTATACACATTCATCCTCTGCCAACGAGGCGGAAACCGCATGAAAGGAGCGATCAACATGTCTCAGAACGGAGCACCGCACAATCCCGGACTCTCCCCAAAAGCCTGGGACAAGCTGCACAAGATCATGTCGGAGATCAATAGGAAGCTGGCGCAGCAGAAGGCCCAAGAGAAGAAGGGGGCCTGACCGTGAATATTGACCGTCGTAAAGCCATTGTCGCCGCGGCGATTCGGTCGCCTGAGCATAGCAAAAAGCCCGCCAGCCCAACGCGAGCTGGCGGCACAGGGATGGTGTAGGGTTGGGCCACATCAAATATACAACGCTTTTCGTCCCTGCACTATTCCGGGATGGAATGTCGGATTGAAAGGGGTGATACGGTGAATACGGTCCCGGTTTGGATTTGCCCTTACTGCATGGATAGGCGCGCCAAAGAAGATGCCTGCCCGCGTTGCAACACAAGAATTATCAAATTCGATGTTGCGGTCCCCGAACTCAGCGAAGAAGAGAAGGCGCGAGCTGCAAGCTATATGGCAGCGCATCCGCCCGGAGAATTTGGCGCTCATCTGAAGCCGTGATTGCGCAGAAAACGGTTGACCAACTCCACCTTTGCTGATCGGCCGATGAACTCATCTTTATCAAGCTTTGTAATGATCCATTCATCATAGAATTCGGCATGATCGCGAACGGCATCATGAATTTCCTGAGCGCTTAATTCACTGGCGAGGATGATCGCATGCTTGTTAACTTGAATCGCTTTTCCTTTTGAATTCAGCAAATAGAACATGCTTTCGAAGGCTTCTTCGTGGTTCTGCAACACATAGGCGACAAGGTAGAAATTCACGGCATCGGCCTCCTTTTACATATTGATTCCATTCTACCAAATGGAGGAATGCCGAGAAATGACGGTTGGCAAACCGGTTTGAAGGGGGGGTGAACGTGAAAGGCGATTTGGGTGCAATTTTGAAAGCCGTGCGCCTCCGGGCCGGACTCAGCCAGGAGGAATTAGCTGATCGGCTCCACTACAACCAGTCGGACATTTCGAAATTCGAGACTGGTTCGAAGGAGCCGACGGCGTCGATTTTCCTGCGCTGGCTCCGCGAGACGAACGCGCATGAAGTGATGGTGGCGTACTTCTGCGGGCTTGACGGCCTCACTATCATGCAAACCATTCTCAGCATGACGGGGATGGGTTGAGAAAGGAGTGATGACATGATCGAACATATTCGTCGCATCCAGTTCTACACGCGAAAAGCGGCAACGTATGCAACCGACCGGCGGCCGCAACACATGCGGAACCGGTATCGATTCGAACGGCTGATGCGGTACAAAGCG